ATGTTGTTGTTTTGAATGATTTAGTGACGCCAGGAGAAGTTGTGATAGAGGCAATGATGTCAGTTTTAGGTTTGCCTAGAGCGGAAGCGATGAGACGCGTTATGAAAGCTCACAAAGGTGGATGGGCCGTATGTGCAACTTATGCTAGCGCAGATGTCGCTGAAACAAAGGCAGAATTATTGATGGCTCATTGTAGACGTAATACCAATTGGGATGAATATAGAACTGCACCAGGCATCCCTAGGTATCCCAATGGTCCCGGTGGATTTAAAGGCCCATGGTCAACAACCTTTGAAGTGATGGAAGCTGGTGGATAATTTATGAACGGAGATATCTCCGTTCATAACAAAAATGCAAGTTCCTATTGTTTAGCCGTTTTCATATTGCACTAGCTTACGGTAAACTCTTGATGACTTAGAAGTCTGACCATAGTACCATTTTCCATCTTTGAAAATGTAATAATATTCTCCCCAGCAATCATCACAGGCTTCAAAAAATTCTTCAAAAGAATCGTACACCTTGGGTTTAACATCAGACCAGTCTTCGCCGCGCTCAGAATAGTAGTCACCCTCGAGTGAGCTTCTGTCGCCGTGGCTGATCAGCTCCTCGACATCTGCTTGAGTGTCGTACTCAAGCAAGTCTGCGCCCACTCCAGACAGGTAGCCGTCGTGGTGAACGTAGACTGCCGTACACTTATCTCCCTTCATAACTCCAACGAAACACCGAGTAGACATTTGACGCTTCCTTTCGTTTAAGATGACCAATTATAACATCTAAACACGCAAAAAATGGAGGACTTTTGCCCCCATTTCCAAGATCACAATTTGCTGTTGGCTCGAACTTCTGCGAAGGTCATTTCCTTGACAAGCTTTCCGTCTACGTAGACGGTCTGCAGAACCTCTTGAAAGCCGCCGATGCCTCGATCACTCCACCCAGTTGGTCGCTCTACCGAGCTCACCCACTTACTTCCGCTTCGCCAGAGAGTTACTGCCCCCGTCTTGCTCTTCTTCCCTGGATCGGTAACTGGATCCTTTGCGATTGGGATCCATTCTCCATTAATACAAACTGCAGAGGCTTTCATTGCAAATTTTTGGGTATCACGGTTTACTTGCATTCCAATGACTTAAGGAACATTGTTCGGGCTGGTGCTTCATTATTATAATGATATTCCATACCATCATCGTTATTACCCCCAAACATAGGCATGCCACAATGTGGCATGGCAGGAATCATACACAGTGATATTTCCATTGAAGATTACTTAAACAAACATATGACTCTTGATACCATGGTGCCAACCATTCATGTTGTAAGAACCATGCAAATAGTCTCGCATATATGCTTAAGAACTTCAACTCGTACATAAACCTCCAGCTGTTGTTCGCTAAAATTGTAGTGCAACACTAGGCTGATTTATTGTCAAGATAAAATTTTGCGTTTGGAATGTGAGGAGTTTTACAAATTCTTATAAATACATAAAAGGAGAATACAATGTTATGTGAAAATGGGTGTGGTGAAGATGCTACTTATATTACAAAATCTTTTAAACACGTTTGTAACAAGAATGCTGGAAAATGTAAAGCAATTAATCCTAAAGGAAAAAAGAAATCTTCTAGGAAGAAAGCAATACTTTATCAAGGAAATCTTCTATGTGAATTTTGTAATGTTCACTTAGCAACTCACATTTTAGTAAATGGCAAACGTTGTTGTTCATCTACAGCAGGTAATTGTAAAGAAAAACGAAAAGAAGCAGGAAAAAAAATTTCAATATCTCGCAATCAGATAGATTGTGAAACTGGATTGAAACATAGCGAATTAATTGCTAAAAAAGTAGCAGAAACAAAATCTAAAAATTTTGACGAATCAGGTCTTAATGCTCATAAAAGAAATGGTATAAAGGTTGCCAAAATAAAGGCATCTGATGTTGACGAATCCGGTCTCAATACTCATGAGAGAACTGGAGTTAAATTTAGGAAATGGCTAGAGTCTGAGGCTGGACAGAACATGTTGCGAGAGCAAGCAAAGAAACAATCAATACGACAACGAAGAATTGACCCCGTACTTGGCATATCCGAAGCAAAACGTCGAGCACAGTTAATGGTCGAAACCAAACTTAATAACATTAACGAATTTGGTCTAAATGGTTTTGAACAATCACATTGGAAAGCCGGAAAACATACCGGTTTTATTAATGGCGTCTTTTGGCAGTATAACAATGAACGTCGATTTTTAGAACGAGCCAAAGCAGACGGAATTATAGATAAAGTAAAAAGAGGACCTGCGTTAAAGTATGAATTTAACGGAGAAGTTCGGAGTTATATGCCCGATTACCTAATCGAGAATGGTATCTACGAAGTTAAGTCGACATATACTATGTTCGGCACTGATAATAAGTTTCTAAAAAGAAATGTAGCCAAATTACTTTCCGCAAAGCAATCTGGCTACGATGTTTATGTGGTATTAGATGATACTACGATTTTACTTAGTGAATTCCTTAGCTCGATCTCGAATCTCTTGGAATGAATATTCAGTCACCAGTTTTCCATTTTCAAACACTGTTTTAAGAGCCGGTGTCCAACCAACCCCAGCGTCAGTCCACTCATTTGGCTTAATAACTGAAGTTCGGAATTCCTTGTTTGATTGCCATAACTCAACACGGCCCCTTTTACTAGTTTTTCCTTGATCAGTGATCGGATCTTTGAAAATATCCTTCCATTCTCCATTAATGCAAATTGCAGATGCTTTCATTGCGAATTTTTGATCGTCTCTTTGCGGCTTACCCAATAGCCCTCCACCCATCCCGAATGCAATGTTATCAGCACTATAACCCAAATCAGTAATAGCTCTTAGGATATCACCGATAGACTGATAGTTAATGCCATCACCTTGAATGATACGAACATTGTTTAGAACCTTGTAGCCCTTACTGTTTACTGTGTAGCCAAATTTTTCTCCTAGAATCTCTACTAGTCTACAGTTAACTTCAACAGGATCGCCACTGTCAGGACGGATGACAACGGTAGCGCCACTATCAATAACCTTCTGGCGAAGCTCTTCACCCCATAGCTTTGATGCCGCGTTGTAAATGTCATAACTATCGCTGACCACTGCAAAAATAGACCCAGGGCGGCCAAATTGCTTAACCATGTTTTCATATGCCTTTACTTCCCCGTCACGACCCCAACTAGTGATTGTACTGTGCTCGGCGGCAGGAATACTGAAGCCAGCCACACCAGCGCCATAAAATTCACGAGCATACAGGACGCCACTAATAGTGTCCGTGCCCATAAAGTTAACGAGATGCGCCGCTCCACCGATTCCAGCAGACTCAAGGCTAGATGTACCACGAGCACCAAAGTCATGAAGTTTAAAATCAATAAGAGTAGGGTCACCGGTCTTCTCCAAAGAGTTAAGAATAAGTTGACGGATATGCCAACTTTGTGTTGCTACAGTAGTTGGATACCAAATAGCACGTAGTAGGGCAGTTTCTAGCCAAGTAGTCAGCCAGAAGCATTCTGGGTCCGTGTTTTCAATAGTAGCAAGGACGTTTTTGACAGGTACGACCGTGCCTTCGGGCACTGCACGAATGACGACTGGGAGGTATCCCATGTGCTTGTCAAGAATGTATTGCCATCCTGCTCTGTTGAAAGGCTCACCGTGTGCGGTAAGAATCTCGTCAGCCACATCAATGTCCAACTGGGTGATGGGTTCCAGTAGGTATTCCTTGATAAAGGCTTGTAGTCCGAAGAATACTGTTCGGTCATAACGACCACCTCGAGATTCGATGTAAGAATATACACCTGTAGTTCCCAGTGGCATCTGACACCACATTGAAATTTTATAACTATCCGTGTTAAGTAGGACATTCTTTGCTAACTTCATTTTGATAAACTCCTTATCAGTTAAATTGCCTAATGTCTATCACTAGGACTTGCTTATAGCTTAACACAACACCATTATTGTGTCAAACTGTATTCGACCAAAGTAACACTTCCTCCTTTAGCCGAAACCTTATTGGCAAAATCTTCAATCATTGTCATAATTCTTTCCTTGTTGCCACGTGCTAGACCCATACCGATGTATGGTAGTCCCAACTTTCTGTTTCCATACAAGTGTTCCAATTTTTGTAGGATCAACTGGAACGCGGTGTATTCAAAAACGTCATGGGCACCACTTACACGATATTGGGTATAGCAGTTCAAAACAATAAATTCTGTTGATCCATTATTGCGAATTACTGTTTCCTTAGTCCAATTACCTAGCTTGTTGTAATCGCCACTAACTGTCTTTGAATCAACTGTAGCCACTTCTGGATATCGTTCACGAATCTCTCGGGCGATACCTCCACCCATGGTATTGAAACAATTACAACCATGAATGATAACGTCAAACTCGCCCGCTTCCGCTAGGTCAAGTAGATTACCTTTAGTATGTTTCAATGCTGGCTTTGGAAAATCGATGGGATTTTCTGTATTTGTATAGTGATTCATTCTTCAACTCCGAAATGTTTTTCAATCGCTTCACATACCCTGTTTGTGCCAACTTCAAGTTGCCTGGCAACTCGGCTACATTCCCGAACAATCAACTCGGCGAACTTCTTTTGGAAGATTTCGTCATAAGTCATTCCGTCTTCCGGCATGCCTTCAAAGTTGGTCGTTGAAATATATTTTCCAACTTGCTCTGCAATTTCTTTGATTCGTTCGTTCATTTTAAGCTCCTACAAAGTGTTGAACAATTTCCCAATGATCTTCAAAGCATTCTTGAGATTTTACATCAGCTAGCGGCACCCAACGAGCCTTATCTGCGTCGTCTTGTCCCTTGACCTTAGGCAGTTCACCATCAGGCAATACGATCTTGAAGGTGTGTGTAATAGTCCTGCCACGAGCGCTACGTTCTACGGCATCAAACACCTTAACACCTTTAATGCTACCTGTCAGCACTGGCACAGGGACTTTGATACCAGTTTCTTCACGTAGTTCACGAATAGCAGCATCACGTACACTACGATCACTTGAAACATTTAAGAAGCCACCAGGCAATGCCCACAATCCCTTACCTGGTTCACTACGACGGCGAATCATCAGTACATGACCCGATTGAAGAACACAACAATCCACAGTCACGAATACTGGAGGATAGGGCAGACTCTCATATTGCTTTTTGTAGTTCGCGATGAACTCTCGCTCGCGCACCACCTGCTCATATGCAGGTGTCGTTTTGAAATCATTGAGAAACCGCAGAGTGGATTGAGGAACTACTCCACGCAGGAAGTTTAGGTTGGCATCTCTCCGAAAGTAGATGTCGCGAATGTCTGTGGCGTTGAGCGGCTCGATCAACTCAACATCAACGCGCTCCCACTGCGGAAACATATTTAGATAGAGAGTCGTTTCGTCCTTGTCGTGACCAATGATGCCGTCCTTGGATCCAAGAACACGATACTTGCTGTGAATTCCCTGTACACGGGTAGCCCAAGCCTGATCGTTGTAGATGGTGTCGATATTGTGGTCAACATGAATTGAACATGTAGGATCACCTACCCCACGCAGAGCACCAATCAACATTGCTTCACGCTCTTTGTTGGTAAATGGATTCTTGTAGGTACGTGGTTGATCCGCACTGCCTACGATAATTACAACTTGACGAGCCAATTCAGTGGCACGACGAATAGTTTCAATATGTGCAGTATGCACTGGTTGAAACCTGCCAATATATACTAGTGTACCGTATTTCTTGTTCATAACATAACTCCTATGTTTGTTTTGAAATGATAGTGTCTATCACTATCACCTGTATTGATTATATCACCCTTCGATAATTTTGTAAAGTTCAATGGCTTCTGTAACTTCAATGCGTTGTTCTTTACAAGTATGCAGCAACCTGGTTGCCTTTTTCAGATACTTTTCATGAGCATGACGGTTCCAATCATGTTCGCCATCTTTATTGATTTCGTAAAACCAACCGCATCCATCAGTATGATTCCAGCAACAGGCTAGACCGTGAAGTTGTCTTGCAAGACGGTACTCTGGTTTTTCTTTTTTTGCCTGTTCAATTTGTTTTTGAATCTTGGCGATTTCTTCTTGACGCTCGGCAATTTCTTGCTCAAGACTTTCAATTGTTTGATAACTAGACATAGAAAAATCCTTTCTATTGTTTGATAGAGCGAAGTCTATCTTCGCTCCATGTATTTATTAAATTTATGCTCAGGGGTCTACTGATTCATTACACATTTTCCCTTTGGGCAGTGCCCTATGCCCTCAGCTCCAGAGTCTATAGCATACTGGCAACGGCCATCGGATCTACATGGATAGTCAGGATCAAGCACAACTTGTTTCATGAGGTCAGCTATTCTTGCTCTGAGCATTGGAACAATCCACGAGTCTTGAAGCAAAGCCTTAACTTCACTGATGCTCTCGGGGTCTCCCTGCACACTGAATCCAGACCAGTTCAGCACTGCACTTTCATAAAGTGTTTTACTGTCTAGTGCATCTTGAAGAATCTGCGACGCTTCAGTCGTTTTTCCATCTTTAAGCGCTTGGGTCGCAAGAATGATAGATTCACGATAAGTTTTCATCGTATTCTCTGTCATCACATTTTACTCTATCTTCTTAGAGAGCGTTATACTCCCATCCTCTTGAACACTCCATACTAAAGTGTCTCCAATAGAAAATTCAGCTAGCTTTAAAGCTTCTTCTGGAAGCTCTAGAAACAGCTCACCATCTTCTGCCTCTTTAACATCTAGTGTCCATGTTTTCATAGACTCTCCCTGTACTTAAGCTCATCAGTAAAAGCCTTCCTGATAGCAGGAGTGATGTGGCTCTGTGTTTCAAGGATGGCCTCGATGTGTTCGGTGTCCAAAGATGACACAGGGACATATTTTAATGGCTGTTTACCATCCTTTCCACGGGTACCCCAGTGCATCGCTTCACGGATAAGTTCATGAGGATCATCTTCCCACACGCTAAGCTCTTCTGCCGGAACTTTAGTGACTGTTCGGCGGATGTAGTCCAGGCCTCCATCAACCATATATGTCTCACCATTCTTATCAAGATGAGTCTTGTAATCATGTCGATTGAAACTCTGAAGGATAGTTCCATCAGGGGTTCTAATGCGATTGGCTAGCATCTTTGGTTCTTTTTCATTTGGCATTGTCATCTTTAGCACTCCTTGTGGGGCTATTATAACCAGTTCTTAATTGCGTTGGAACATTCCTGTGCTGGCTGGAGTAGAAAGAGCGATTCCACTGGTTTGCTCTAAGTATTGCTTCTCAACGTTTAATGATGGGGCAAATGTAGCCACGACTGTGGAAGCTGGAAGCTCAAGCTTATCGATCTCAGGACATGAGAGAGTCCAAGGGATGAGCGCTAAACCAAATTGGCCTGGTGCTACTTGTTGAAATTGAAGAACGTGTGGTCGCTTGACGATGTATGAAGTAACTGCGCTAGTGTATGCTGTTACCTCAGAAAGTACTTGGTTACCACTTAGTTCTCGAACTACCTCTGCCACCACTTCTTCACCAGTGACAAGTTTAAATGACTTAACTGTTCCCATGATTTTCCTTATGAAGTTTAATATGTTCTATTTTATACTGTTTTAAATCTGAAAGGATGGATCTTTACCGCACACACCCGTTAAAACAAGGCCGTGAATGGTACTTTCATCCGGCGTTTTTAGTTCATCTAGAGGAGACAGCCCGTTCTTTGCGACTACCTGATCATTGAGGGAAGCATAGTCTTCCATCATCTTGGTCTGTCGTGTTTGGCAGTTTCCGTAAGATATGACAGTGATTGTATCAAAAACCACTTCACCCGTATTGATGGGCTTTCTAAATCTTACACGATGCATAAACACAAATTCTGTTTTATTTAGGAAATAAATTGACGCGATATTCAAGTCATGTGCAAATTGCTTTGACTTATCAACTATGAGTGTTTCCCAAACATCTTCATTGGCCTGAGCATATGCTGGAACAGAGAAGGAAAAAAGAAGGGATAGAAGTAACGCGTAAATGAATTTCATATTAGTCTCCAAATAAAATAACTATAGGAGAACTTATTTAGTTTAAAGATTTTTTCTTTATAGCGTTTATAAGTTCCATTACGTCAGGTAGAATTCCATGATTAACTAGGACTTCTACATGTTCTTGACTAAACTTAAAAGAAGAATCTGGTAGATAAACACCCATTGCATTTTTTGCCCATTGTTGACATTTTTTAAAATCAACATTACCGTATTGGTCGCTAAAGGTATAGAACAGAAGAAGTAAATCTAATTCTATTCTAAGGATATGCTGGGGAGGATCATCGTTCATTTTGATAAGAGTAGTTACTAACAAATATATTTATAATGTGGGAAGATATTGAATAGCGTATGCACTAAAATAATCAATTTGATGGACTCCATATCATATCTTGACTTCCTTTTGACATTTGTTTAAAGCCAACAGATTTATAAAACCTTGTCAAAGCAGTCTTACTAACTCTACCCTTATCCCATACATATAGATCAAAAGAAATTCCATCCTTTGTTGCAAGATCTTGCAAAATTCTCATCGCTTTAGTACCTACACCGCTTCTTAAAGGATAAGCTTGAAACCATTTGATAGTCACAAAACCAGGTTTTAGGCCATCGCCAAGTTCAAAAATAGCGAATTCTTCATCACTTAGCATAATAATGCGCTGACGTGGATTCATCGGGTTTACTGCAAATTTTGAGTATACCTTAGCAATCCACGCGCGTGCCTTATCCTTTAGTCTTTTATCATCTACGCTATTTAACGTAATCATGCGTATGTAATTCCTGGTACGTATAGACCAGTAGTTCCAGCAGAAGTTTCTATGTAGATGATATATGTTCCTGCCACAAGCGCGGGTGCCTGAATTCTTAGCTCTGACGCACTAACAATAGTAACAGAAGTTGCTTCTGTATTACCAAAATATACTGCGGTGACAGTACTAAAATTATTTCCACTTATGCTTAAGTAACCACCAGCAGTGCTAAGTGTAGTTGCACCAGTAGCAACATAACTACTATTAGTGACAGTGATTGAGAGAACTCTAGGAATTGCATTTGCAGATGATTCTGCGACAGCCAATTCACTCCATTCAGAACCAGTGTATATAAACATTTTTGTCAAATCAGATCTAAAGAACATTTGTCCAGGTTCTGGACTTGACGGATAGCTTGTTCCAGAAGAAACTGTTAAGTTATTAATCTCAGATCCTTCTAAAATATTAATTCCATCGTAGCGCATAATATTAACCTTTCATTTATAATTATTTAGAGAGCATTAAGAAATAACACTAACAGATACACCATTCACTTTTATAGCGGTTCCTCCATCTGGGTTCATTACATAAAGTGTGTAATTCCCAACAGGAAGAGAAGGCGTAGTGACGTGAAGGGTTTGCGAGTCTATAAACTGAACTGATTGAGCGTTATTATTTCCAATAATAACATTTGGGGTAGCAACAAATCCTGTTCCTGCTATAGAGATATATCCAACTGAATTTGCATTTATATCGGTTTCTACACTTGGTTGGAATGAGCTTGTTGAAACTTGTATTGCAGTTATTTTTGGAAGTGAAGAGCTTAGGCCGCCGCCAGATCCGGAACCAGAGCTTATCCATTCTGTTCCAGTATATGCGTATAGCTTATTTTCGTCAGTTCTAAAAAATAGCTCGCCTGTGTTAGGAGTATCTGGGAATGAGCTTCCGTTATTTACCTTTAGGCTTTTTATAGTAGAACCTTCTACTAAGTTTATTGAATCAAAAAGCATAATTATTCCCCTTGTTTATTTAATTCCGAATTTAGCTGGCATATCGAAGCTATCAGTGTATCTAGCTAATCCCTTTGTTATTCGAACATCTTGCAGATATCCATTTAGTGAAAGTGTATTATCAGATCTTCCACCAATATATAAAGGATATGACCTATTTAGTATTCTGTTTGAATTAGTAAATGTAAATGAACTATTGATTTGACCATTTACGAATGCTCTAAATGCACTTCCATCTCTAGTCACTGCCACATGTGTCCATGTTTGTGCTGTCATTGTTCCGATGCCTCGAGAATTTGACATATCCCAAGTACCTGATACAGAACTAGCGTAAAATAGTAATGTGCCACTACTATTCAGTAAAAATAAATATGGAGCATCATTCGCAGGCCAATTTTTATTGATAACAACTTGTTGTGTAGTAACATTATTAAAGTATACCCAAAATTCTATAGTAAAACTAGAGGTGTCTAGATTTGAGGTATCCGGATTTATAACCTTTATAGAGTCCCCAGTGCCATCAAAATAAAGACTTGTATTAGTTCCCCATTGAGCAGTTTTTGTGCTAGCTTTTGCATTTCCTACTGTCTCAATGGCATTCCTTGATGTTGCATCAAATAACGCTGAATTTGTGCCATTCACGAGAAGCTGTGTTCCCGGAATTGCAGTTACTGGCTGAGTTGGAGGAATAAACGATGAAGTATATACAGCTGTACCAATAGCAACCCTAAGATCAGAAATATATCCGCTAAAATCTGGTGCAGCTAGATTAGAGCTGTCTCCTATAAATACGTTTCCCGTTGTAGATGTCATT